AGTATCTAGGGTTTGTAAGTTCTGACCCTTCTCGCATTGCTCTATCCTTACTGTACCCAGCAGCGATAGCAGCTTCACGTTTAGTCATTGGTCCTTCCGGTCCACCGAATACTAAGTACTCAGCAAAACGTTGTTGCATTTCTGTTAATCTTTTTGGTACACCCATGTTGACTTTTTAAGGGAACTATCCTATAAAGTCAATAGATGAAAGTACATAAAACAACTAACGAATTACAAGAGATTATAGAAGGATATAAGACTTTGATTGAAACACAGAGACAAGAAATCTTTGAGTTAAAAAAAATTGCATCTGAAAATGAAAAAAATAAAAATCTCTTGCAAGGTTATAAAAAAGTGATAGAGGATCTATCTATCAAGTTAAGAAAAAATTCATGAGAGTACAAGACTTGCAGTTGTATCTAAGCAACTTTACGAAAGGTAGCGACGCAGTAAAGAACGCCGTAATCTATGTAGAGATTAATGGAAAGTTACACGCAATTAGACGAATGGAAGTACATGAAAATGCTACTCCTATCATTGGTCAACCAGGTCATAGTGCACACAGATTGGTAATGAAAACCGAAAAACCATCGAGTCTTATCTTACCTGAAAAGCTTCAACGGGACTACTAACTTCCCTTGAAACCAGAACAAAAATTATATGCAAAAGTTAAAAAATATATACCTAAAATATCGTGGAATAGACTTGAAAATAATAGCTTACTTGGTACTCCCGATCTATTGGGTTATAATAATAATGGCCACTTTTTCACTGTAGAATTAAAGGTATGCAAGGGGAATAAAATAAGGTTCTCTCCACATCAAATTGCCTTCCATGTGAAGCATCCACACAATACATTCATCATAGCAGAGGCCCTTGGTCCGGGTACCGTGAAACTTTTCCGTGGTTCACGAATCATGGAGCTTGACGCTTGCGGGTTTAAGCTTGACGCTTGCTGCTTGGGGCTTGACGCTTGTCGCTTGATGCTTGACTCTCTCTGAGCTTGACGCTTGGTGCTTGGAGCTTGCTGCTTGTTGCTTGAGGCCCGGATCAGACGCACGCTCCGACTCACCGTCGTGAGTGCTTTCGCTAATGGCCTGATCCTTCTTATCCCTAGGGATTCTATAAAATTTTGGGTGTTTAAAAACGTGTGTCATGGTTAGTGTTTACCATATTCAATATTTTTTACCAGCGGGTCCCAACAAGCCCTGCAGCTGCCGCACTCGTTGTTATTGTCAGGGGCTGGACATGTTCTAGATTTTGTCGAGACTGTCGACGTATTGGCCCAGCTCTTCACTGGTCCCTGGTCAATCATCGGTGATGAGAATCTTACAACTAGATTTGCTGGTGCGTCCTTCATATGGTCCTTTATCCACGCTTCACGGGTTGGCATCCAGTGACGCTTGCCCGGTGTTAATCTACAGACTTCAAAGATCTTGTTCAGGTGAGCTTCGTCTTGAACGTCGCCGCTGTCATGCCATCTAAAGACATCAGGCTTTTTTGAATTAATAAGCGTTGCCATTGCTTCAACCCATTGCGGGTGATCTATTGCCTTCAGGCGCTTGTATTGCGCGGCTTGTACAACAGCGAAAACATAGCAGCCCTTCTCAGCGTAACAACCTGAACAAACTGAATTAGGTATTAATTTTAACTTGTTGCCAGTCTTGCATTCAGCAGCAGGAATTCCAATTGCCCAGCCGGGCATTTTTGATGGTTTACTTAACCCTCCAACCAGGGTCCACGCTTCTTTAGTATTCATTAATCTTTCTCCTTTAGTTTATAGGATGTTATAACATTATAATTCTTACGTGTCAAGCTTGCCGCCTGACGCTTGGCGCTTGCTGCTTGATGCTTGTAGCTCGGGCCTTGATCCATGAGCCAGCGCCAATGGTGCAGCAGGATCTGTATACTTTCAGATCCTGCTCGGTTGGACTTAGTCATCCTTCCGGTCCTCCATATATTTTCTTGATCTCTCCTGGTCTTCCTTCACCATCCGGATGATCTCTTCCAGGGCGTTAGCTACTCTGTTCAGCTGCTCACCAGCTTCGTATATTTTTATTTTACTCATATGTATTTCTCACTTTCTATATTAATCCTACATTATCCTTGAACCATTGTCAAGCGTTGCTTGCTGCTTGAGGCTTGGCGCTTCAGGCTTCTCTTCTTTAGAATGATTTTTAGAATCATTCTAAACTGGCAATTCATATTACCATCCGCGCCCCTTGATCAGAGGACCCGGCGCGGGCTGGTGGTACACCCATTGCTACCTTGCGGATCATCGCTAACGTACAGGGAAATGCCAGAGGCAAGATGTGGACGCTGGTTGTACACTTACTGATACTATTATTAGCAGGACCAACAGTATTAGCTAGAAGACGTCTAGAACTCTAGTACCTGTTACCGGCTATTGGTCCAGCAAATAATGATCAGTCACTATGCTACGTGGGGAGTTGACGCCCTGTCCTTCAGTCAACATTCGGGGATCCCTTAAGCGTCCGCCATGTTATAGTGTTTAATCTCACAGTCAATAATGACTGATCCCAGATCCATAGAGTCAACTTGCGCTTGATAGTTGCGTACGCATCTATGGATCAGGGATCAGTGCAGGGGAATTTTTAGGGTATCCCCTGCTCCTATTTTTTTATTTCACCTAAACAGAATAAAAAACATATTTAATATATAATCCTTGACAATCCTATTGTCAAGTAGTAAAACAAATTAAATTAAATAAATATAGAAAGGTCTAAAATGACAAAAATAAGAATGAATACAGAGTTGCGAAACAAACTCTTTAATAAAATAAAAGATGTCTTTGAGAACGAGGACACACAAGAACGAGAGGCATTTCTTCAAGCAAGAGAAGATGTCACTTATAAATATGAGTTGGCTCACGAACTTGCAAAAGATGTAGTTGAGAGGTCTTATCCAAAAGAAGATGTTGCAGTATTGAGAACTTTCAAAAAGAAATATGGAAGTCCTTGTGATGTTGTAGCAAAAGATAAATGCTTTTACTTTGCACACTCGGAAGACAAAGACGAAGACGGCGATATCAAAGAAACTAAATCACATTTTGATTTTGGTTTGTTTGGTAATCTAAATGGTAGTGAGTATAGTGACGAGGACGGACAAAAGTTTGCAACTGCATATTTTAGAGAAGATTTAAAAGCTATGGATTGCAACCCAGATATCTTTGCTCAACAAAATGAAAACAAAGATAATCCACACAAAACAAAACATGTTGAGGCTTGTATGAAAGCACTTGGCAGAGTTGGTAATAGTTATAGTAGTCGTGATGATAGTACAGGCATGACTAAAACTTTTAATGATCAATACTATCTTGATGTCATTGGAACTTCTTATTGTCGTTCAAGAGCAATCGCTTGTACTAAAGACGAATACTCTAAATTTGAGGAGTGGCGAATTGCAAAAGGCAATCTAGTATCTAAACACCAAACATGGATTGATACAATCCAAAAACAATCCGACCAATTAAAAATTGGATTGAAAGCATACAGATACTTGAGTGAGGGAATTGAACTTGCAACTGAACTTGGAATACAAGTTGATGAGGCAGAGTTAATTAGAACTAACTCAACAGGATTGACAATCTACAATCCAAGCAACTTGGCTAGTATGATTAAAGGTATGAAGAACAAGAACCAATCAAGAGAGGCTAAAATATTGGCAAGAAAAAAATATGAAGAAAGTCTAAATTAAAGTTTGACAAATAGGGCTATCTGTTATAGGATAGTCCTATTAACTAGAAAGGTATAATATGACAAACAAAACATTCTACATAACTTATTGGGCTTCTAAACATAAGAAGCACATTACAAGAAAAGGCAAACATGACGACAAGTCAAGATATGGCACATCTAAACAAGGTGTTCCATATTATGTTTATTATGACTTAGATAGTCATGGATACAGAACAGCAACTACAACTTGGAAAGTGAGGCACTAATGCCAAACAAACATTTTTGCCAAGGACCACATTGCCATACTAGAACTACTAATGATAGGTTTCTAAAATCGCGTGGTGTAATTCGTGGAAGATATGCATACTTTGATCGTGACTTTTATAATCATCATTATAATAATAACTCAGATAAATATTTTTGTAGTCAAGGTTGTAAGATTGAATGGTTAGCTGAGAACATGGAAAACATCGAACATGGTCGACCGATTGAGTTTATCAGACACAGACGAGAAAGCCAAGGATATGCCAAGGTCAAGAACGAAGAAAGGTGGGGTGCAGAATATTCTATTGAAAGGGTTGACAATGGTCAGCTTATAGAGTAGGATTATCCTATTAACAAATAGAAAGGTATATTATGAATAAAACAATTAAAGCAGAATACTTACCAGGTGGCGCAAAGCGTGAAGAACTACTGGACCAGGTGCCAGGATACTTGGCATCTCCAGGCGCTGACCAGGGGACTAAACATCATTTTTGTTTAGAAGTATTAAAGTTAACTGAGACGGAATACCTAGAGGCTTTGAACAAAGCAACCAACGGTGGCGTTGTGGAGTCTGCATTATGGAACTAAAAACAGAAGAACGTAAGAATAGATTCAATGGCGAGTCTATTATGTTAACCAAGGAAGAAGCTATCATCCATGATAGAATCTTTATCAATGAGATGGAAGCAACACTAGAAGATCAAGATGCAGGTGTTGACGGTACGTCAAAGCTTTGGGACAAAGTACGTAAAGATATAAACTACTTCAGACAGCATAATGCTGAAGCATACATGGTGTTATTAGATTAACACCAACCTTTCTGCCTAGGCGCTAACGCGCCTAGGCGCACGGATCCCTATCCAATCTCAATATCGATTAAAACTT